GTCCTCTTCGGTTTTCAGTTCCTAAAAAATCCGCGTGATCGTTGGGAATTTTTCACCAGTCGTCGTTGCGGTAGGAGCGTGTTGCGACGGTGGTCGGGGTGAAGGGTCGCCCGTATCGTTTGGCGTTGGTGCGGCGGGCTCCGTCGCCGTAGTTGCAGGGGGCGCATTGTGGGCCGTGGTTGGTGGGGTCGAGGAGTGAGCCGCCGTCTTCGACTGCCACATAGTGGCCGAGGGTGATCAGTTGGGGGTCACCGCGTTTGGCGGATGCGCGGAGTTCCTTGCCGCAGGACCAGCAGTACTGGATGGGGGCGCGGGCTTTCAATGCGGCTACTGCTTCTGCGTAGGCTTTGCCGTGGTGTGCAGCGCTCATACCTGGTCTGCGTCGACAAGGGCGCGCATCGCTGCGGCCACTCGTGGGTCTAACCGGTGCTCGATGGTGTCGGCTGCGTCTACCACTGTCTCGGTGTCGGTGGCGTCTGTCATGATCGCCTCCAACCCGGAAATGACGAAGGCACCCGTCCCCGGTGGGGTCGCGGATGCCTCAAGGCATAGCCTACATCAGGGAGACGTTGAGGTTGTCAAGTACCTACCTGCGTGTCGCCGCTCTCTAGGCGTGCGGCGATCCGCCTGAACTCTTCCTGCACTGTCTCAAGCTGCTCCTCCGTACTTCTTCATCAGGTGCGACGATACCGCCGCGCCCTTCGACTGCTCAGCCCTCACCTGTTTGAATACCCCGATCAGGTGCTCGTACTGGTCTGGGAGGAAGTGGCGACCACAGGACTGGCATACGATCCGTTCATCATCCCCGAAGTCCCGTGGTGGGTACACGGCGATCTTGCCCTTGCACTTGTCGTCCGGGCACGGCATGTCCGAGAAGCGTGGTTTGGCTTCCTGCGGCCATCTGGTGTCGGCTTGGAAGATGTACTTCAGGCCGTCGCGGAACTCTGTCACTTCCTCAACGTCGAGACTGCAGATGGCTTCCATGTGCACGTCCAACCACACGGTCATCACACCGACAAGGTAGCGGGCACCATCCGCCGACACGTCCGCAGGCAGTCCGACGATCGTGCCCCTAGCGTTGCGCCATGCTCTGACCGCAGGGCCCGGAGCCTGCACGTTGAGCTGGCCGGCGAACACTCGTGTCCAATACACCAGGAGGGAGTAGATCTCGTTCACGTCAGCGAATGCTTGCGCGCTCATCGGCATCGGTGCCTCACGAGTGCCGTCTACCCGATCCTCCGGGCCGCCCGATGCCGTGAGTAGGGAGACCACGTGCTTCACCACTCCTGGCGCTATCCGCAGGGCAGCCATCGTTGTGCGATAGAAGCCCTCGGAGAAGTGCCCGTGCTTGGCCTCGAGCGCTTCCCCGTTGCGCCCGCGGTCATGGGCCAGGCGCATGTTGTGGAAGGTGTTCTCGGTCATCGGGTGGGCCTCTCGTTCGGTACCTCATTGGATGGCAGGGCGGCTTCCACCGAAGCCCGGGTTGACCGGGACCGCCCTACCAAGTTGTTTACGCTCATCGGATATCCGTCAATATGCTCTTGTGGCCCGGAGTATCAGGCTTCGAGGGCCGATTGTTCGCGCTCTTTGTAGTTCCCGTAGACCGTGTTTCCGTTCGGGGTGAGCAGGTACGGGAGCATCACTTCATCGATCGTGACCATGCCTGCTGCGACGAGCGCGAGCTGCACTTCCACCCAGTCCTTCGCGATCCGCCATGCAACCTTCGCGGCGTGATCCCTCTCTCGCATCTTGGGCGTGAGCGACCGGTCGGCCTTCATGATCGCGTGGACCCCATCGACATTGACGGGCAGACGAAACTCACGTGGGCCATGCGGGGTGTTGAGCACGAAGCTCACGCCCTCGGGCTGTCCCGTGGCGTCGTAGTGCGTCGACGTGCTCGCCACCCTCGACTTCGCGAGAATCCTGTTGACCTCACCGGCAGTCTTTTCCGCCGAGATCGATGTCGTGTAGTTGAGAATCGGCATCAGGCGGTCGCCTTGCGGTAGAACCCGTGCTTGCGGTCCTCGTCCTCAGCGTTCTTCCGGTCGGCGTGGATCTCGGGGTTCGCCTTGCGGTGTGCGAGGTTGTCGGCCATCGCGTACCACTCTGACCAGTAGCGGTACTCCAATCGCCCACGCGCCCATTTGCGGTCGGGTGCCTGTGACCAGGACGCGAGCACGCAGACCTTCTCTGCGGCCTTCAGACGGGCGCGTAGAGCGTCCAGATCGGTCATCTGGTCGATCTCTGCCTCGCGCGGTTCGATCTTCTTCGCCATCACGGCTCCTTCGGTTGGTTGAAACTGAATATCAGTGCTTGTTGGTGGCAGTGGCCTTTGAATTGAATGTGGACATCTTCTGACGCGCCGCAGATCTGGCATCGGCGGAAGATGAGGCCCTGCCTGTGAGTGGCGAGCTTCCCGTACCAAACCGGCTCGTGCTGGACTTCCTGCATGCTGTGGTCCGGGGTGCTCACGGGTTCTCCTTCTCGGTGGGGTAGTCAGATGTGACGATCGTGTAGTGCGTCGTGCCGTCCGGCATCCTCATGGCTTCCGCGATCGTGTTGCCGTCCGCACCGTAGGCGATGGTCTCGGCGTCGTCTTCGTCTGGTCGTTCGCGGATCATGCGGGGTTCTCCTTGTCGGCAGGGGTCAGGTCGAGTTGCCCGACTGCCGCACGCGCATACGCCTCAGAGAGCGCCGTGAGGTGGTCGCACTGGTCGCGGAGCGCTCGCCACTGATCTTCGGGCAGCAGAATCCCGGCGTTGTTGAGTTCGATCGCCGCGTGTTCGAGCACGCCAGCGGTCAGTCCGAGCACATTCCACGGCACCCCTACGGCGACCTGCTCCACGAACTCGATGCCCACGAACGGGTGCGTCAGTTGGGTCATTCCACTCATGTCAGTTGTTCTCCTTGTCGGTACCGGGAAGGGCAGCACGTACCTCTGGCGAGAGGGTCAAGATCATCTCCTCCAGAAGCACGGCGTCCTCGTGCATCATGCACATGACCGGCTCGGGACCGTTCCCCCAGTCGTGCGTGTTAGCTAATGCATCTGCGTAACTGTGCGAACAGCCCCACTCGCCATCGATCGTCTCGATGCGCTCCTTGTCCAGCAAAATGAGCTGCACGATCGCCTCAGTCTCAGTCATCAGTCTTGGTCTCTCTTTTCGGTACCCGGAAGGGCAGCAGGGGCTTCGAGCGTGTCGATGCTGGCCGAACTGTGGACGATCATCATCGTCAGATCGCCCCGCTTGAGGTCACCCCAACCGTCTAAGCCTGACGCGTCGTATGCGCCGTTGACGAGCGCGTTGTACGCGAGGTGCTCCCAGATGGATTCCTCGGTGTTGAGGTTGCTGTAGATGCCCTCCATGCGCCAGGTGCGCTTGCCGTCATTGTCGTACCAGAACGGGTCTACCTTCTCGGGGTCGAAGCTGAACTCCACCTCGGCCGTCAGTTCGTACTCTCCGCGCTTCGTCATTTCTTGGTCCTCTCGTCGGTAACCAGTGCGTCTGTCGGCGGTGCGCCGGGAACCTATACGGCCTCGTAGGTAGCCGAGAAGATATCGGGCTTGCAGAGGTAGAACTCGCCCTGAACTCCTCGGATGATCCAGTCACCCGATCGTGCACTCATCACGCCCTCGAGCGTTGGTATCGCGATCTGCTCGCCACCTGTTCCCTGATGGAAGCGGGCACCGTCTCCGATCCACTTCACGATCGCGTTGGCCGATCCGACCGACCCGTCCCACAGCATGGCGTCGATGACGACGGGCTTCTTGCGGAATTGCTGGCTCATCAGTTGTTCTCCTTGTCGATACCGGGAAGGGCAGAGACAGGCTCGGCGTATAGGGCCTCGAGCATGGCGATCTCAGCCTGTGCCGCATTCCACTCGGCTTCGAGCTTCGCGTCACGCTCGAGCGGGCAGTACCAGCGCCCCATCGTGTCCTGCCGCATCTTGTGAGGTGCTGAGGGGTGAGCGTTGGGGCAGTCGCGTTCCTTCATCGGGCGCTCCCCGCTATGGTGGCTCCGTTAGGGAGCGTGCTGTGGGCGGGCTGAGTGCCGCGCTCACGCCACGAGAGGATGCGGTGCACCTGGGATCGGGACAGGTCAGCGGTTGCGGCTATCTGGGTCACGGGCACTCCTTCCTTCTTGGCTTCGTAGATCAGGTGGTCCCGCTCTTCGAGTAGCAGCGGAATTCGCTTGGTGATCTTGGCTAGGTTCTTCATGTTGTCCGTCATGCTCTCAGTGTAGCATCGCGCGACACTCAAAGTGTAGCGTTATGCGACACTAGTTATGGCTGGGTGGGTCCACAACCAACGCATTTGCGCCTTGTGCTGGACGGTCCCAGGGACGCATGAACAGCGGCACCCGGAGTCGATAGCGACGCAGGCGACGACGCCACGTCTCCCATTCCACGAGCGCCTTCCGATGCTCGGGGTTCGCTAGATTCAGTGGCTGCCGAATCGCGCTCCACTCATGGAGCGCGGCCGCATTCTCGTGGCGCTCGTCGCTGGTGGTACTCACTCGGCGTCCTTCCGGTACGGGTTATCGAGCCACGACAGAACCATGTCCTTCGTCGGTCCACCGAAGAACTTGGCCTCGAACACAGCCACGCACTCATCCCACGCGGCAGCAGCAACCGCGCGGTCATGCTCAGCAAGCCACCGGTCGAACTCGGGCTTGGCTTTCGAGTCTCGCGATGGGTCACCGCTCGCCAGCCAGTATTCTTCTCGCACCTCCTCGGTGCTCGGGGTGTACTCCACCTGGCCCTCGCTGGTGGTGCTCATTCAGTACCCCCAACCCACAGAACCGTAAACGGCTGGGAGATCAGCGCGGGCTCCACCATCAGCTCAGCCGAGTACGGCCCAGAGAAGTGGCTGACCCATCCCTCCACCGTCTTGCGGTATGGTCCTGTGCCGGTGGCAGCCATGAGCACGCTGTCCACGGGTAGGGCGTCCAGTTCGGCCACCGTCGAAGCCATACGCGGGGCTGCGAGTGCTGTGTTGCGGACCGCAAGCTCATGCATGTGGCGGCGAATGGCCGACTCGTCTTCCGGCGTGATGTTCTCAGCCCAATCGACGGTCAACGCGCGGTCTGCCACCTCTAGAGCATCAGCCAGATCCTTAGCCAATTTTCCCCAACCGGACGCGGTGTGCCCCTCTGGCCTGCGTGCTTCGGCTATCAGTTCGGCAGCAGTTGAGGTCACGACGACACCCCAGGGCTGATCTCGATGCCGTTCCGGTAGTTCTCGCGGGCGTTCTCCACGAATGAGGCTGTATCGCCATCACCGAGTGCCGCCCCATAGTTCGCGGCGAGCCACCAGATCATGCCGTACATCTCTTCCACGGCCTCGTAGGCATCCCCGAGATTGTCGATCATTCCAGCGAACGACTCGTTGCTTCGGAGTTTGCCCTTCTTCGTCGTTACGTGACGGAAGCTGCCTGCCATTTCGTGCCTTTCGATTGTGGGCGTGTGCCCTTTGAACTCGCTAGTAATCAGTCGGATGCGGATGCGCGCGGTATCGCGCCGCCGGATACCGTCCGCGGCGTGGCTTGCTGAGCACGGCCTCCCGGTCCACGCCGAACGTGTCAAGCAAGGCATGGACAATCTGCACGCTGCCTATCCAGCCCTTGGCGTCGATAACGGGAGGCACTGATCGAACGGCCTCCCGTATCGCTGCGTGCACGTCCTCGCGCAGGAATCCTTCACCGTCGTAGAACAGACCGACGATGACCCGCTGATCGCGTTCGTTCATGCTGACCTCATCTCGATTGAGTCGGGAGCTTCATTGCCGAAGACATCCCATCCGGGGCGTGCTGCGCGGGCGAACATCTCGAGGCGGGGGCCGGGGCTTACCTGCTCCACGATGTCGAAGAACTGGGCGGGCTTCTCCGAGTGCCGAAGGCGCGGCCACTCGAACCACGACGAGAGCACCTTCTGGTCGGGGACCATCGGCTTGCCTCGTGTGGCGAAGATGACGTGCTCGGTGTTGTTGCGGAGGTAGTAGCCCATCCCTGGACCCGGCTTGCACCACGTCAGCAGAGACATCGGCGTGAAGCCCCACGCCCTGACTACCCGGTAGGCGTCCTCCATGAGCCGGTTGACGCCCCACACCCACAGGTGCGCGTCATCGGCAGCGAGGTCGCTGACTGGCATGGCCATGATGTCCTCGACTGGCATGGTTCCGTAGTGGCGCTCAGGCTTGCCCCGGTGGTACGTGGCGCGCTGGTGCATCGACGGCCACGGCGGGTCGGCCACGATCGTTCGGTACGACGTCGACGTCATTGGTCTGCCTCCTGAATACTGTGCGTTGCTTCGACGCAGTTGGGGTTATCGCACGGCCATGCACCATGCCAGTGCAGGGTGCGGTGGTAGTCGGTCATTCGGCCACCGTCAGCTCTCCGTCGATCCCTACGTTGAACGTGCCGTCCGCTGCGAAGATCGCCTTGATGTCAGCTGGGGCCAGGTCTTCGACCGACACCCAGCATGAGCACATGCGACTCGTGGCGATGTGGTTCACCCCACCGCACTCTTCACACGTCGAGGGCGGGCATTCTCCGCAAGCGGATGGCTGGGGGCCGGCTGAGTCTGCCGCTGCGCCGCATCCGAGGCATTTCATTCTTCGATCCCTTCCGGGGCAACCCTCGATGTTCGCTCGCACGCCTGATTACGCACGCAGTAGGGCAGCACGCACGAGGCGCACTTTTCGCGCTCGCGCTGCTCGGCCTCGGTGACCCTCGATATTGGACGGGCCTTCAGATATTTCGACTTGCAGCGGGGGCATCCCATCGTCGGGTCGGACCACGCCAGCCCCACGAGCAGGTCAGGCTTGCCGGTGGAGTGCTTCTCGATGAACCGAGCGCGACGTGCGTCAATGTCGCCCTGATCCGCGCCCCTGCCCGCGACCATGACGTAGGTACGCATCCCGCCGCAGATTGTCGTGACGTGGATACCGCCCGGTCCTTCTTGGTCGTAGCGGACGATGTGGAGTAGGTCACGGCCCCACTGAGTGCCGTAGCCGATAGGCGTCTGCGTCATTCTTCGGCCCCTTCCTGATGAACCTGCGATTGCCCGCGCTGCCCCCAAGAATTGACGGACTGAGCATGCTCTTTGCACATGAAGATGCCAGGGACTCCCTTGGGATTGACCCGCCAGAGCACGCCGTCGCGCATGGTCTTCGGGCAGCCCTCGAACTCGCAGCGCATCGTGTCTGCCGCTTCGGCACGTGCGATCTCTTCGGCCTGAATATCGGGCTCCGCATAGTCGGCCATGGTCAGTCCTTCGCTTTCGGGTCGGTGGTGCCTAGATCGGGTGATTTGGAGTCGAGCCACGGGTTCGCGTACACCGGGTCATCCCACCCCTGGCGGTACGCGCCTGCGAGCTCACCCTCTAGGCGCTCGACTTCTGCCACGAGCGCCGGGATATCCTCCTTGGAAACGCGGTAGGCAGTTGGCCCCGCGGCAAGCGCTAGGGCGCGACGGGCGCGGTCCCTGATCGCGTCGAGGTCGAGGGCGGTCATTCGACGTTCCAGATGTAGATCGCTGAACCCTTGGGGGCAGGGAATCGGTTGCCTTGATAGACCAGCTTCGTGCGCGGGTTGAGGCGAACGGCTTCCGCGTATGCGGATTCGTAGTTCTGCTCGGGGTCCAGCGATTCGTCTTGCGGCCACTCGCACTCAATCGAAGTGATCGTGGTGAAGTTCGCTATCCGGGCGGTCATGATTCCCTCTCGGTGCTCGTAGAACGGGCGGCCTCGGTGACGTGGTCCCAGTCCGTCGAGCCCTTACGGCGACGGACGATGACTGGCGAGCCATTGACCGACTTACGCCCGGTGTGCTCGGCGCTCTCGGCGGTCTCGTGGGTCAGGATTCCGAAGACGTACCAGTAGATGGTCGGATCGGTCTGAGGCTCGGGAGCATCAGCCCAGTTGCCGCGCGGGTGGCTGTCGTAGAAGCCGTACTCCCAGACAACCTTGGAAACCGTCGCGCCGTCCGGCATACTGCCCCACGCCGACATTGCGCTCTTCTTGTTCGGATAGGTCCGGACTTTTCCGTGGCGATCACTCACCTGCCACTCGCTCATTTCAGTTCCTGCCCCTCTGTACGGATTGGTTCTTCGTCGGGTTCGACATCCCACAGATCGCCGATGAGACCCATGCGGAGGCCGGACGCGAACTCAACTAGGTAGCCGCGTGGTTCGATGTCGATGAGCACGCCAGTCTTTGGTGAGTGCGGTACCACGACGGGTGAATCGGATGGGCTTGCCGATCAGTGCCGCGCTCACGGGGTTGTCCCTTCCGGGGTAGCAGGACTGGTGTCCGGGATGCTGCCCCCGTTTCGGTTGTGCCAACCCAGCTCGAATATCGCGTCGTTCGGGTCAGTCCCGCCGAGGTCGGTAATGCGGGCGTACCGCTTGCCGTCATGCTCGAAGCTGTCGGCAACGAAGCCGACGGACAGCAGGCTCTCGACTTCCTCAGCGGCTTCCTCAGCGTCATCGCACTGGATCGCCACGAGCCGTCCGGTGAAGTCCTCATCCTCTTCAGGCTCGTAGTCCATGAAGGCCGTGGTGACCGCTCCAAGGAAGTCAGCGGCTGGGTTGCGCTTAGGCATCCTTCTGCCCTTCCGGGGTAGACCCAACGCGCTGCCCCCACTTGGTGAAGCCCCTCGGCGGGACATACCCGGTGCGGTCGATGGCGATGTTGATTTCTTCGAGGTCCTCGCGGGCGGCGCTGGCTTTGCGTGCCGCAGCGTCGGCGCGACCCCGGAAGAGCGACTCCTGCTCTTCCAGTTGCTCAATGTCCTCGAGCGTGCGCCGGTAGGCGTAAATCAGTGCGCGGTGAGCCGCGTCCCAGTCGTTTCCAAGCTGCACTTCTTCGGAAACCTCGTCGCTCATTTGGTGCCTTCTTTCGGTTGAGGGCTGGCAGCGCCAGCAATGATGGGTTCGTGATTGGCGGGCCGCATATTCATAGGTCCGCGAAGTCGAACGCTTGCTGGCCGACACGGGACGCGATGATCTCGCAGTACCTCTCCTCGACCTCCACTCCGATCACACGGCGTCCGAGGTTGCGTGCAGCGATCAGGGTCGCGCCAGATCCGGCGAACGGATCAGCAATGACACCGGGCGGGCACTTCTCGATGAGGGCCTCCATCAGCCCGACAGGCTTCGGGGTGGGGTGATCGGGTCTGTTGTTGACCGGGGGCTTGTTCGCCCGGATCACTGCCCCGCCACGCTTGCCGACGAATCCCTGTCCGAGGATGTAGAACTCTTCGAAGCTGGACCCCCACGGCATCGACAGGTCGCCCATGCCTGGGTCGTCACCCTTGTCCCAGATGCCTGTCTGTCGGACGCCTGCGGGCTTGTCGACGCGCCACGTCCCAAAGATGATCGCGGGGCGTGATCCCCATGCCGCTAGAGCGGCATCCCGCACCGCCACGTCGCTGTCTCCGGCGATAGGAGCCTTCTCGCGTCCCTTCACCCGGTTCGACTCGTAAGCCATGCCGTAGGGCGGATCTGTCACGAGCACGTCAGCGGTCAGCCAGTCGGTCAGCTCGAGGCAGTTGCCGTGGAACAGGGTAACCAGTTCGTCTTCGTAGTACGGCTTCATCGGGTTCCTCCGAATCGGCGGGCAAAGTAGCCCGCGAGGAAGATGAGCGTCATGGCGATCGCTGCTGCGCCGACGTACATCAGATGGCCGACAAGCACGGGGTTCACAGTTCCTCGACCCCCTCGTGAGCAATGGAAGGTGCTTCGACGGTGGACCCAGAAACCTTCTCGGCCCGAGCTATCGCCCGACGTGTGCGCCGTTCAACTCGGGTGTGCAGCCACTCGGTAGCAGAGGAGTCGCCTACCCCTGGCACTGATTCGAGCGCGGCAGGGTCCAGCAGGTACAGTGCCTGAGCAAGCCGTTCCGCGAACTGTGAGTACAGCGCGACGTCGGCCTGCTCGCGCTGCGTTCGAATCGCAATTCGCTTCCGAAGCCCGACCTTCGCGACCATGACGGCTGTCAGCCGGACGTGCTGACGAGCGCGCCATGATGGTGATTCGCTCTTCGCTCCAAGGTCACGAACCATCTGAATTTCGAGCTGCTTCATCACTAGATGGACCTCGTCAATGCCCCACTCGTTGACGAGTTGGTCGAGCTTCGCCGGATCATGGGCGGCTGCGAGGGCATCCTTCGCGTCGATGAGGCTCGTGGGGGTTTCAGTCGTTGAGGGCACAACCACACCTCCCCTTCACGCGCTTCACCGGGCAGTCATGATGGGCGGCGGCGTTGAGCATCATGTCCTCGAACCGGTCAGCGAACGGCGGCTCGTCAGCACCAGGGGTTGCTGCTGGAACGTCGAACTGGAACCGGGCAATCACCGACTTCTTGTAGACCTCCACCGGATCACTCACGAGCTCGCCTCCACGTTCCGGGTCGCAAGGTCGTAGATCCGACGCCGACGCTTCACCGTCGACAAGCTCAGACCCAGCCGCTCCGAGACTTCCGTGTTGCTCAACTGGTACTCGAACAGGCGGATGCACTGATTCGCGGACCCCTCATACCAGTCCACCCGCACCACCGGCCGCTGCACCTCCGCCGTGGCAAGCTGCGCAAGGTACTGCGACAAGGTGAGGCCCTGCTTCTCCGCAACAGCCTCAAGCCGCCACACCACCTTCGGGTCCAGATCCGTCTTCACGATCACCGGGTCACCTCGGCTCGGCTAGAGCGGCCTTGGCCCGAAGGCGTTTGTCGCGCTCCCAGAGCTTGGCGGCGAGGCGCTTCGTGCCGCAGTTGCGGCAGTCCTGATCGTCTGGTGCCCCGGTTGGGTGGTGTTCGTCGCAGAAGGGTGAGGGTGTGCCGTCTAGAAGGATTCTGGGCGGCCCCACGCGCTCGCCTCCCTCGCTCCCGCTCTCCCTCTCCACAGCCGAGAATTCGTCTGGCTGAAATCCAGAAAATATCTGGACGGATTCTGGCGGCGGTGGCGGGTACAACGAAGGCGTCATCTTCGAGTGACTGAGCTTGCCCCACTTCGCCATCGCGAACAGCGTCTCCCCGTCGCCCGGATAGATCACCACGTACCCCACCTGGTCGAGCTCCAACACGTGGTCCTCGACCATCGCCGTAGTCACCTCTGGGTGTCCCGGCCAGATCGCCGCCCGCAGCATGAACGGGTCGAGCGCTTCCCTGCCGTGCTCGTCCACGTACATCCGCAGACCGATCGCCGTCCACTTCACGGGCAGGTCGAGCTTGATCAGGCGACGGTCCAGAAGGATGTCCGGAGGCAGTGGCCTCATCGTGTTCGTGATCATGGCGTGCTATCCCTCTGAAAATCGTGTCGATCGCCTCCTGAAGCTGATGCATTCCCACCCGGAAGCACTCTGTGAATCCCCGTCCCCTGGGCAGGATTGCCGAGCCCTCTAGCTCCGTGGCGAATGCCCGCGTGAATGTGGCCCGCATCTCTGACAGGGCTGCGGCTTCCTCCCACAAGGGGCAGTCCCGCATGAGTAGAAGGATCTGCCCACCGGTAGCGGCAAGCCCGCGCAGGCGGGACATCTTCCATGCGCGGCCGACCTTGAGGATGCCGCGGTCGGGCCAGTACACGGCGTAGACCATCGTCAGATCGCTCACAGCAGCACTCCCTCAAGAGTGCGGACCGTGCCCTCGTTCGTGAGCTTCACGCGCCCGTAGCGGGCGTGCTCCACCTCCACATCGACAGCAACGGCGCGGCCGTTCGATGAGATCAGGAGTCCCTGCCGGCGTGCCTGGTCACGGTTCGACTCGATCCACCCATGACACCCGGTAGTGCCAGAACCGCACACGAGGAGCAGGTTCGCGGCTTCGTTCACCCACACTCGCGACGTGCCACCGATCGCACGCGGGCAGCGGTGGTGAATCGACCACGACTCCCCACGGCCCTCCTCCGTGTTGATGCGGTTGTAGCAGACCGCGCAGCGACCGAACTCCCGATCGATGACCTTCGCCACGACAGCCTTCGTCGGCTTCGGCGCGGTCATGCTGCAGCTCCTGCCTGGTGAAGCTCGGCGGGCTCGTACCTGTTGCCGATGACATCGCGGAAGAGGGAGCGGAGGGCGGCGACGACGGCGCACTTGCCGAGCATGACGGTTGGCATCTGGTCCCACTCGGCACGGTTCTCGTCCCCGATGGCGGGGACGTACTCCACCCAGCGGGCGACGACACGACGCTCTACGAGGTCGCCGTCGTCCATCTTGCGGGTGACGGTGGCGCGTGCATACTCCGGGTTCGTCGCCGTGCCGGTGGGCACCCACGCTTCGAACCATGCGATCCCATCATCCGAGTACTCGACCTTCGTGCCTCGGTGCTGACCGGTGGCGTGGGCCTTCGTCTCAGCCTCATCGAGGGTGATGAAGTCAGGGCTGTACTCCGCGAATGTGCGACCGGCGCGGCGCGGCTTGTCCGGTGGCAGTTGAATCTCAGACAAGGGATGCCTCCGCAGCTTCGGAGATGAGCCAGAACGGGGCCATCAAGGATTGGATCTCGTCGCCGTACCCAGGCCAGGTGTCGGTGTCGAGGCATTCACGGAAGATGCGGCGGGCACGGCGGGCCTCATCGATTCCGATCTGCTCCCACACCGAGTTCAGGCGGTACACGCCGACGAGGTATGGGGCGTGCTTTTCCACTACGACGAACGCGAACCCGTCGATCTCGATCGCGCCACCGAAACGATTGGTGTCGTCATAGTGGCCGTACTGGACGTGGTACCCATGAGTGGCAGCAGCTCGGGAGAACCCAGATGGGGATGCGTCGTCTGCGGACTTGAGATCCACAGCAACGGTCTGCCCCTTCTCGGCACGCTGGCTGGGCAGGTAGTCGAACCTGGCACGGCACCGGATCTCGGTCTCCGGGTCCGTTCCGAACACAGACACTTCGGGGTTGCCGACCTGCTCAAACAGGATGCGTGCGGTCGGGTGAGCGAGGACTGATTCCTTCATCGCCTCGATCTCGAGATGCACGTCACGCTTGACGGGAATGAGCCCGTTGAAGCGGGCCTCCTCCACGAACTTCTTCGCGGCCGTGGTGGAGATGGCACCGTTCGCGGCTAGATGCTCCTCGGGGATGATGACGGTTTTCGCCCCGACACCGAGCACAGCCGAGTGGACCGCGGATCCAACATCGTAGATCGCCTTCGGCGCTTCCGGGTGCGTCTGCGCATACCTGTACTTCGCCGGCGAGTCCAGCAGCAGGCGCGCGTTCGTGGACGACAGCGCCGAGTGAGCGTGGTACTCGGCCTCCTGCATATCCAGGATGACGTTCACCGGTTCACCGCCGCCCACAACAGGACTCCGCCCGTGAGCCCCGCCGCGCAGGTCACCCAGACGTAGACGACGGTGGAACGTTGGATAGTCACAACAGCCCACCCCTCGATATCGGCTCTACGTCGCCCATATCGGTGATCGTGTAGAACTGGTCGTCGTTCGAGTCGAGGCGGGCACGCACGGACTCAACGTTCGCGTTCGCGACGGAGTAGCAAACCGGCTCAGCCTGTAGCTGGTTCGCGTTGCGCGACACTCGGTTCCAGATCGTGATTAGGTGCGTCACAGTTCCGGCTCCCCAGTCGGAGCAACCTGAGATGCCGGGGTGTCCCATTTCGCGCGTCGGTTGGCTTCCCCCGCGATACCGATGGTGGTCACCAACCCTTGGTCGTGGAGGTCGCCCATAACCGCACCAACCCCGGACAGGGTGAAGTGGTCATCGGAGGCAGTCACGATCTCCTGGGCGTACACCCACACCCCCGGACGGTCAGACAAGTACGACGCCACAAACGGGTAGATCGCAGGATGGTTCGGGTCCGCGATGATCCGCTCCACCCGTTCAATGACCTCGACAGCGTTGCGGAGCATCCGGTCAGCGATGCTCTCACTGAACCCGCTCACTGCGGACCCCACAGAGCCCACCCGAAGAACAGCCCAAGGCCGACGAGGGAGCCCACGACGATCACCAGCGCGACGACACGGGCGAAGACGCCGGCACGGTACATGCGGCCACGCAGGTCCGGGGCGAACTCCTCCACCCGGTTTGCGACGTGCTCGCGGGCGGGCTTCGGGGGCATGATCTCAGCCGCGCCTACCTGCTCGTCCCACTTGGGTTCGATACTGCCGAGCTCACCCGGCATATCCCGGGTCACTTGCTTGCCCCAGAAGCGCGGATCTCGTTGACCTCGATGAACGACTGCGGAAGGTGCTTAGCTACGAGGCTGGCCACCCAATCGGGTCGGCTACTCCACGACTCGCGAAGTTGAGCGCCGAGCTTTCCGCCCTTTACGGTCCACGCCCACCACAGGGATGCGGTGCCCTTCCATTCGGGTGATCGGTTGGTGCAGCGGTAGGTGATGATGACCTTGACCGCGCGGCCGTCATGCCCGCGTTCGGACACCTCCGGGCCATCTCCGTCAGGCCACTCGACGGTCACCCAGCGCTTCACTTCGTACTGGGTATCGCTGGTCTCAATGGCGCTCACTGGAACACCCCCACCGGGACAGCCCCGAACGTCACGATCAAACCCATGCCCAACGCGATCACCCACGCTGTTGCGGTACGGGCACGCTCCCGACGACGGACCTCCACCGGGGTCACAGGGCACCCTCAATGCGAGTCAGGCGAACGGTGAGGATGTCGCGCAGGTCGACGCGCTGGAAGGAGCGCAGCTTCGTCAGATGCGCGAAACCACCCTCAGCCTTGAGAACCTTCCATGCGACACCCGGGATCGTGTCGACGTACACGGTGCCGTCCCGCTGGATGGGGCGGTCCTGGATGAACATGGTGATGTGCCTTTCCGGTGCGATGAAACGCAGATCGGTGGGACCGGACTGGGCGAATACCCGCTGGTCGATGACAGACGCGCTCATGCGGACACCGCCTGAAGTGCGCCTACGTGGAGGCGCTGGCGGAGGCGCTCGAGACCCTTGACCGTCACACGCACTTGCGGGGGGTCGATGACCCGCTCCCCCGTGCCGGGGTGGAAGTGGAACGACGCCTTCTCGGTGAGGTAGCCCTTCTCGACACGCTCCGCATAGGCCCGCCATGCACGGTCAGGACCACGGAACGTCCACTTGATGTCGTGAAGCTGGTTGAACAAGCGGGTGGGTCCGGTCGGGATGCCGTCACGGGCGAGGATCTTCGCCGCGTCACCCACCGAGTAGTCACCGGATGCGGACACGATCGCATCCCACGCCTCAGCCCGGGGCAGAGCCTCCGCAAGTTCGGCGCGGGTCTCGTCGTGCGACTCGACCTCCTGCAGCAGCTCGCGCAGGGCCGATGCGAAGTTGTGGGGCATGACCCGCTCGACGGACGTCTCCGGGTTGTAGGTGCCCGTTGCCCGGATCGCGGGCAACACCTCATGGGTGACCCACCTCTTGAACGGCTTCGCCTCGGGGATGCGGCTGCGAAGGATTGCCGAGTAGAGACCCGCCTCGCTGACGACGGCTAGAAGCTGCTCGCCACCAGGGGTGTGCAGACTGCGCACCCCCTTCTCATCCTCATCCAGAGTGCGGGTCATGGCAGCGGGGGCGGAGTAGCCGAGGATGCGGGCGACGTCGAGCGCGACGAACCACGCGGTCCCGTCAACATCGACTGTCCGCACGTCCTGTCCGCTGTAGCGGAATACCGCTAGGCTGATGTCAGTGGTTGGCACTAGTACTGCCTCTCTGCTTTGGCCCCCGTTGGTAGCGGGGGCTTTTCTTTTTGTGCGGATGAAGTTGCGGGGGTCTAACGACGAAGCGCCCCGTCACCTGTGGAGGCTGGGGCCACAGATGACGGGGACGGGATGGAGGGATTCTCCGAACGGCGGAAGCGCCGCTGGTTGCCGGGGGTGCGGAAAGACGAAAGCTTGCCGTCACGATCCCAGGCGCGGACCGTAGTAGTGGAGACGTTGAAAGCCTCGGCCACGTCTGCCACTGTAAGTACATCGCTGTACGTATTCGTATCGGTCATGTGGATACGATGTCACAGGGGTACAAACTTGTCAATACGTATTTGTATCGAGGTTAGAGATTGACAACTTTGGATACGTTTCGATAGGTTCGATACATGACTTCAGCCCCAGTGATCCGTATCCGCGCAAAGGTACCCACCTGGACGCCATTCGAGCGCCTGAGAAAGGTGCGCCGGGAATCCGGCCTCAATCAGAACGAGTTCGCCGCAGTACTTGGCGTGAAGCCCAGCACCCTCGGCGCATGGGAGACCGGCCGCAACCCTATCCCGGACGTACTCACCCTGAGCGAGACCATCGAACGCGAGTTCGGCTACTCCAAGTACTGGTTCCGCGGTGACCTAGACGGTGACGGATACGACGGCGATGGCCCTGACGGTGGCGCTTCGGTGGGCCCTACCGGGCTCGAACCGATGACATCCACGGTGGAATCCGGGCGGTTCGATAACGTCACACCGCTGAGAATCGCGGCATGACGGGAGCACCTAGCCTCTCACGTTTGGATGAACAAAACAGTCCTCTAAAGATGCCACTGACGACCACACGCCCTGCAGGTATAACTTCGGACTCCCCGATCAATGGAGATCCAATGACTGACCAACTGCTTCGCAAGTTCGCCTCCTACCAACGCGGCAAAGGCCTCGCGGACACCACAGTCCGAAACCGGGAGAGCATCCTCCGCACTCTCGAGAGTCGCACGGAGAACGCTTCCCTGATCGATTTGGACATCTACGACCTGCGGGAACACCTCGGCCGCAAAGGCATCAAACCCGGGACACGCCTCACCGAGCGCGGCGTCATGGTCGCCTTCTACACGTTCCTGAACGAGGAGGGCATCCGCGATGACAACCCATCCGTACGCCTGGACTCGATCAGCGCACCGAAGGGCGAGCCGCGCCCCTTCTCCGCGGAACAGATCGACGCGATGCTATCCAGCGGTGCCTACCGGAAGACGCGGGCGATGATCCTCCTCGGCTGCTACCAAGGCTTCCGCGTGTCGTCCATCTCCCGAGTCCACGGCAAAGACGTCGACCTGCAGGAGATGACCATCCGCACAGTCGGCAAGGGCGGCAAGATCCGCACCCTGCCCCTGCACCCCGTCATCGCCGAGCTCGCCACCACCATGCCCCACGACGGCTACTGGTTCCCAGCCCGGAAGAACCCCGGCGCACCATGCCGCCCTGCGTCCGTCACGAACCTCATCACCTTGGCGAAGAAACGCGCCGGCATCACCGACCCGGATCTGACCCCTCATTCCCTGCGCCACTCGTTCGGCACGGACCTGGTTGACGGCGGGGTGGATATCCGTGTCATCCAAGAGTTGATGATGCACGAGAGCCTCGCCACCACCCAGATCTACACCGGAGTAAGCGCGAAGAAGAAGCGCGACGGGATCAACACCCTGCCTGCCCGCGAACTGCCCGAGCACTCAGGGCGGATGGCTACCGTGCATTCACTTCCAGTGCGGCCGGCACACGGCGCAGCCCCCGTGGCCGCATAGACAGGAAGAGCAGCCCCCGACTGTCGGCGAGGGCTGCTCTTCCTGTTGAGCGTTGCTCGTGGGAAGTATGGCACTGATCGCTCCATGCCGCTACAGTCAGCGCATGACCCGATCTATGAAAATCGTTCTGCTCCTACTCGCCGTCGCCTCGGTGTCTGGATGTGTTCCGATTGCCAACGTCCCTGGAATGCCCAATGTCCCAGTCGGTACCCAGACTTTCGTTTACGAAGTGACCTCCGATGTTGGCACCGCGGCCAGCATCAACTACAGCACGATCTCTGCGGATGGTTCTGGGCAAGAGCAAGCCGTTGATGCCGCGCTCCCCTGGTCATACTCCGATGAACTGCCCGTCAGCCTGACAGACAACATTTTCGTTCTTGGAGCGCAAGCCTCCACGGATGCCACAACAATCACATGCACGATTACCGTTGACGGGACGGTGTTATCCACCAAGACGTCGACGGGTGCCAGCGCCGTTGTGATGTGCGGCGGGAACCAGTAAACGACGAATAGCCCCGCCTCACCTTTCACAGGTGGGGCGGGGCTATTGCTGTTCTGCTGTCTAGTGCTGCTCGAATCCCTCGCGCGCGTTCGCCTCGCGAATCAGCTTCGAAGACAGCGAGAGCGGGTCCGCCACATTCGCCGGGTTGATCTCGTTGCGGACTGCCCCGACAACGACAGACGTTCCGAGGGCGGCGATCGCGACTGCGATCCACTCGTTCAGGGTGATGCGCACCACCCCATCCGTGTCAGGCAGGGCAGCCGCACCGAGGACGGTGAGAGCGGGGACGAGGAACGCCGCGATGGCCTTCCGGTACTCAGCGATCTTGTCGAACATTGTGCTACTCCTTCGGTTTGGGCACGCGCTTGCGCGCCGGGGCGTGCGGGCGAACTTCCTCGAGATCCGTACGCAGGTTTGCGGCGTTCTCGTCAGTGGTGTCGATACGGTCGTAGAGACCTTTGACTCCGAGCTCGACCCGTTCAACGGCGTCCTTCACCGATGAACCGTTGTTGTAGTTCACCTCGTGATGAATCGCGTCGATCTTCTCGTCCTGAGCTTTTAGCGTCGCCGTCGTGTCAAGCATGAACGTCGGAAGCGACGACAGAGCATCGACCATCTGCACGAACGCGCGCACCTTCGGCCAACCCTTCACGATGAACGCGATGACGCCGAGAATGCCAAGCACCCAGCCGATGAGTTGCAAGACTGAGATGGAGTCCCAGAAGTCGTTCCAGTTCATGTGCCCCTCCTCCGGGGTTTTCGGAGGTACTTAGTTCCCGGGCTTCTTCATCTCAGCGATCACGGCGACGGCTATTTCGGCTGGGGTCGGTGGCTTCACCGCGGCCTTCGCGACGGCTCGGTCTATCATCGCCGCGAGCTTCGCGTCATCGATCATTGGAGTGCCGATGGTGGCTACTGCCTGCTCGATGCGTTTGAGAGCATCAGCGTTGGCGAGACCGAGGGTTTTCGTGTCGGCGAGTTCCTGCAGCGCCGGGATGGCCTTGCCTCCGCGCTTGACGGTGAGCTGGTCGAAGTCGGTCATGCTGGTTCCTCCTGATGCTGTTGATGTGAAGTTGATGCTGGTGCCTGCAAAGTCGCCGGCCCACCCTGCGTAGGGGTTGCCGCAGCGTGCGGCTACCTGGGCGATGGTCCCGGTGAAGTACGCGGTCGTGTTGATGCCGGTACTGCGCACTCGATCCCCGCCGAGGCCGATGGCGATGTGGCCGGACTTACCCGCACCCCAGTTCGGGAAGCAGACCAGTGCACCACGGGGCGGGTTGTAATCGTCGGGATGCTGAGAGTGGGCGAGATCCCAAGCTTCCGTGGCGGTCGCGTCAGCACGGGCCAGTGGCGCTATCTGCCCGAGCACGTCATACGCGACGAGCACCGCACGTAAGCAGTTGTTGACCGGTGAAAACGTTGACTGGGACTCCGCCCATGCGGCTGCCGCTGACCCCGAACGCATCAGTACGCGCCGATCTCCGTGACGGCGATACGCAGCGTGAGCACTCTGTTTGCGGCCGACGTATGCAGCCAAGACCATGTGAGAACGGTCCCTGCCGTGAAGTAATAGCTCGCAAACAAGGAACCGCCGATGACACCCGACGCAGTAACACCAAGAGTCCGGCCGAGGTTGGTGCCGTCAGTGGCCTGCACATAGAACAGTCCGGTCGGCGCAACAGGGATGGAACCGGTGACGTCGATCGAGTAGAGGCCCGCGTTGGTGATCGTCAACGTGGTAGCTGCGGAAGCGGTCACGAAGAGTGAGTCGTTGCTGCGGGCACCATCGATCGCAAGAGCCGTGCCACCACCGACCGACGATGACGTGGAAGTCGCTACCGATGCGGATACGGCCGTGAACTCGGCGTGCTTCCCAAGGAGGTTCAGGTCATCAATGACGGAGTTCTGACCCGCTGCTGTGACTTTGCCGCCTACCGATACGTTTGCGATTACCAATGCGGGCTCCTTCTAGAACGCGAACAGGGATGAGGTAGCGAGTTCGAGCAGGTCGCCGGCCGAGCGGCTGGCGGCTGTTGTCCCGTTCACGCCTCGTACGACGGTGGCGACTTGTGGGGTGGCCGAGGTGCAGGCGGTGACGGACATCTGCTCCGTACCGATGATGATGGTGACTGGTAGGTCGCCGCCTGCGGTAGTGAATTTGGTGGTGGTCGCGGATGTGGCAATTGATATCGACGTTGTAGAGGCGTTGATGTTCGCTGATAGGGACAGCACCCCGTCAGCCATGTACCGATCGGTGTCGAAGATCGCGGTCGCCGGAAGGACAGGCTGGAAGTACAGCGTGAAGGAATGCTCTGACGTGGTGTGTGTTTCGTCAGCTCCGAGGAACCAGCCATCCCATGTTGTGAATCCGAGTTGGGCTGATGGCAGATCGGTAATCTGGTACCGGTTGCCGAGTACCATGGAGAGAAGGTCAGATGACCGGTCCGTGGGGGTCGTCATCGCGTCGATGGTGATCGACACGATCTTCAGCTTCACGTTCGCGCCACGCAGGAGACGGTCCTGACCCCACCCGCGAAGATCTGAGGTGCCGGAGTTCAATACCGTTTCGGAGCTGTTCGCGGAACCAACCCGAGCCACAAGGGTGGAGTCGGTGACTAGAACATCCTGCGTCGGCCCTTGCACAGTTACCGTGGACACCATGTCGAGGATGCTGCGGACGAACTCCGGTGCGCCATCGGCTTCGTCTACGGCGCTGAACGTCGATGTCACCGTGGAGGGGCGCGTTCGCGACTTCACCCTCACCTTCTGCGTCGAAGCAAGTAGCGTCCCTGTAGTGACCGTAGAGATGTGACCCTGCTCCGTGCGGATGACATCGTTCAAGGCGGTGAGCACTGATTGGCCGCTGGTATTTGCCGGTCCAAGTAGTGCAGTAGACAGATCCGTGGGCAAGGTGTCGAGGGTGATGTCACCGGCCGCGGCGTTCTCGAGTTGGGTTAGGCGACTTGCCTCGGTTGTCGTGGGTGTCTTATTCAGTGGTGCCAGTGTGTGTGAAAGATCCGAGATATAGACGGTCCCAACAGATGTGACCTGAATACCGATTGCGGCAATCTGACGCGACGAGTTGTTGAGAGTTGCGAGCGTGGAGCCATATACGTCTGTCCCGATGACAACGCCATTGACGATCAAGGTGAAGCTAACAGTCCAGACTCCGGCCGCGAACACTGTCGAGCTGGTTACCTCAATCCAGTACGGCTGCCCGATTATGAGATCCTGGGTTGTGGGGGGGGTGCCACCTGAACCTGCCGCAGTGAGCGAAATCGCCCCGGTGCCGTAGTTTTTGACGCTGAACGCGGGACCACCGCGGGCGGAGTAGAACAAGGAGAAGGATGGGTCTGCCGTTGTGCGCTCAAACCAGAAGCCCCAGCTACCCATCGAGGTAGTGTCATAGCTCGACTGAGGAGCCAGCCCGTTCTGATTGAAGAGGTATAACTGCGCGTCAGAGCGCGCCACTGAGTACGTCAGCTGTACTGCTCTCTCGGTCGGGAGGTGAGAGTTTGTAACTCCTGTTGTCACGTCGGCGGGGTAGTTCACCGTAAATGGGAGATAACCTCCGCGCTCCTGAAGAACTGCAGCGTCCGGAACCTCCTGCATCGGCCATTGACGCAATGGGGTTGCCGCCTGATACAGCGACTCCCCCAACTCATCCAAGTCATTGCGACCCGCTGCTCCTAGCTGGTCGTCACAGGTGATCCGAACCTGAGACCACGCCGCCACCGACTCAGGGAACACAGGCTCGATACCCTGGATAGCACCCTCGACCAGACGTGACCCGCTCTGCCAGCAGACTTTCATCCGCTCCGTCACCGTCGTCGCCAGAGTCGAGGACGCGTTATCCGGGGTGAAGTCTCCGGTCGGGTTGTCGAGCACGAACGAGAACGTCGACGGCGCAGCATCCTCAAACTCGGACTGCCGACCGTACACATACTCGACACCAGCATCAAGGTCCGCGTAGGCGGACACATCGACCATGGCCCCACCGACACCCACGCCCATCGCGATCGACTGGGAGATACGCGCCATCAGTTAGCTCCCTTGGGGATCGCGCCAAGCTTGCCGCCGTTGTCGAGAGTGCGACGAATCCCCTGCGACAGTTGCCGGGTGCTGCCGATGAACCCCTTCGGGACATTGACGGTGATATACGTCCCGCCACCACCACCGCCGAGCATCGCCATATTCCGAGCCGTCAACGGAATCACAGCCTCATCCACCCCAGCCTCCGCAAAGTTCCCGTAGATTCCACCCGGAGTCGCCTTCGCAATACCACCGTCAGCAAACTTCGTGACCTTCCCACCCTTACGACCACCCGCCGAACTATCCGGCCGCACCGCAGTCGAATGAGCCGTCGCGGAAATCTCCGGCAACCGGATCGTCGCAATCGGAATACCCGTTATCGCGCTGATCCCATCCAGGATGAGGTTCAGCCCGCCGAGAAGATCGTTGATCGCGCTCATCACCCCGCCGATGGCGTTGATGGCTGCAGCCTCGAAGAACCCCCAGCTACCTGCGATGATCCCTATGTTGTCGTTGACGACCTTCGACCAGATGTTCCACTGCACAATCGCCAGACCGACAGCGATGACGAACAGACCAATCGGGTTCGCGTCAAGCGCCAAAGACAGACCCCACGCGGCAACGGTCGCCCCGGCGATGGTACCCGCGAATGTCGGCAGATCCTCGATGCCCTGAGATACCCACCCCATGAACCCGGCAAGCGAGTCCTGCACCTCCGGCGACGAGAACCACCCACCGAACTGCTCGAGCTTCGGCATCAGCTTCTCACCGAACACATCTGCAAGCTGCAGCAGCCCGGGCAGCAGACTCCCGCCGATGGTCTCCTGAAACTCCCCGAACCGGTTCTGCAGAATGAGCGCCTGCCCCGCAGCCGTCTTGCCTTCCTTCGCGGCAAACCCGCCCACCGCCGTCGACAGAGACGAGATCAGTTCCTCAAAGTTCGCGGTCGGGTCACCCAGATCCTTGAAGTTGATGCCGACAGCCTTCAACGCCCGACCCTGCCCCAGCAGCGCCTTACCCAGATCCTCCGCCGCGGACGGCAGATCTTTACCCGTGGCCGACGCGTAGTCCTGCACCAGCGGAGTGAGCTTGATGATCTGCTTGCCGGTCAACTTGAACTGAGCCAGTACGGCCTGCGCCCCCGCAGTCGCGTCATCGTCGTACTTCGTCGTCTTCGCCAGTTCAGAGTTCAACGTGCGCAGCGAATCCAACGACGCATCCGCTAGCGCCGGGAACTTCTCATATGCGAACAGCAACTTGTTCTGCTGCGTCTCCGCATCGATGAACGCCTTCACCGACGACGCACCAAACGCCACAATCGCCGCCGTCGCAATACCCATACCAATGCCGATGCCACGGCTGGCCTGAGCAACATTCTTCTGCGTGATCAACGACGCCTTACCGACACCCCTGATCGCCGACGACGCCCCCCGGTCACGACCAAAGATGTTGAAAGTGAGGTCCTTGCTAGCCACGACGAGTCCCCCTCTTCCGCTGTTCCTGCGCCTGCTTCTGCTGGGCGAGTTCGTACTGATTGACGCGGTTCACGTAGATCGACCACCACACGTAAGGGACGTCCCACACGTTGAAGACAGAAATGCCCGCACCGGGGAACAGATACTGAACGTCAGGTAGGTACCGCATCACGGAGAACTCGAGCCCCGTGAACTGCGGGTCCGTCTCTAACTGGTCGGGCTCGAGATGCCCTCGGTCGCCTCGACGGCGGGGGCCTCTTTTGGGTCGGCATCCGCCTCCGCCTGAGACTCAGAAATCAGACGGAACTCCGTGATGAGGGTGTCCTGCGCCTGCTTCACAGTCGCGTCTTCTCCGGCGCGACGGCGCGCGAGGAAGATGATGCCGACGATCGCACGCCGGAAGTCCTCCTCCGCGAAGAGATCATCCTGATCCCCGTCCGGATTCTCCCGAGTCCACAACTTGATACCCGACGACTCGTCGTTGAAGTACCGTTTGATGAACGTGCGGGTGATGCCTTTGAACCCGTCCTCCCGGGTGGACTTCTGAAGAATGTCGAGGTTGCCCAACGACACATTGTTCAGGGCGTCCTCGACGTTGTACTCGACATCGTTGATCAGCAGAATCATTCGCCGTGCGCTCCAATAGCTCGTGTCGCGAAGTTGACTGCTTCGCTGATCTCGTCCAGCAGGTCATCATCAACGACCTTCGTGATGGCAGCCCCGAAGTACGGGTGCCCCCCCTGCTCCACCCACACAGATCGGGTGCCGCGCCCAAATACCGGATGCCGGAACTTCTGCAAGTTGAACGCCTTCAGCAGGCCTTTGTCCGACGTCGGTAGCTTCGACGCGGACGCCACGATCTTCACGCCGGCAGACTTCGCGGTGAACGACACCTTTGCGCTGACACCCGACTTGATGCCCTCGATATCGTCGGCACCGATCTGCCCGCGCCCATCATTGAGCTCGTCCTGCACAGCCTTCGCGGCCCGACCGCCGATCTCCTTCAGCGCACGCCGAAGCCCGACCGCGAGGGATGGTTCGAACTTGCGCAGATCGGCATAAAGCTCGTTCCATACCCTCGGGTCGATAACGACCTCAGGCATGTCAGATCGCGGTCTCCGCAGTCACGATCGCTGCGTAGATCGGAGACGCCGCCACACGCCCGTCAAGGACCGTGTAGTCGATCGACTGGGTGATCACATCGCCTGCGTTCGACTTCGGCATCTCACCCTCGAGCCGGATGTTCGGCAGTGTGATCTGGAACGCGGGGAACACCGAGCCGGAGATCGCCGGGATACCCGTCGCCACCGACCCCTGCAGGGTGTACGTCAGAGCGATGTCTGTCTGCGCCAGGTACGCGTCCCGCAACGTCACCGTGTCGAACTCAGCCGTGAGGGAGCCGGTCATCACCGCGGAACCGACAACCTTCTTCCGGCTCAGCAGACCAGCACCGCCGAAGTTGTGGCCGCCCGGGTCAAGCGAGTTGTCGAAACTGAACGAGAAGTCCGTCACGTTCGACACGACCGTGCCGCCAGTCGCCAGCGCAGTCGTTGTCGGCACCGTCACCGTACCGCCGAGGGTGATTGTCGCGTGGGGGAATGTGAAGATCAGCGCACCCGACACATACGATGCCGATGCCAGCCCTGTCGATGTGTCGACCGCCTTGCCGATCCAGTTGAACGTGATCGTCGGCTCAGCACCGTTGCTGTGGTTGATCTCGAACCCGGTGCACATCATCCCCGTGAACGTCGACGGTAGGGTCGTGCCGCCATCCCGCGGCGGGGTGCCCTTCTGAATGGTGTACGAGTTCACCGTGGAAGCCAGCAGGAACAACTGCTGGTACGCGGAACCAGAGATCAACGTTGACGTGCCAGTCCCGCCGAGGGCGGCCTCGATCAGCTTGCCCATCAGCTTCGTGTACACGTTCACCTCGAACGACCCGGACACCTGCGACATCGCTGTCTGTCGACGATCAGCCGCATCTACACGCCGGCTGACACGCATCCCCGCGCCCTGCGTGAACGTGGGCTCCCAGTCGAAGTCTTCAGAGTTGATCTCCGGGAACGTGTCGACGGTGACGCCCGTAGCGAAGCTCGGCTCCTTCTTGATGCCGAGCTGCACATCCCATTGCGTGGTCATCTACTTGCCTTCCTTGGTCTCGGTCAGAGGAATCACGGTCTCCGGCCCCTCACCGATCAGCACAACGGTGCCGGCCGGGATGACCCCGCCCTCCGCGAACTTCGGGACGGGCAGCAGCTTGTCGAACAGGTCGAGGCCCGATACGAGCTCCCACACGTCAGGCTGCGGATACAGCTCCACCGCCTGCACGGGAGTCACCTCGAACTCCTCACCCGACTCGATGACACGCCGCAGCAGCGGCAGCTCACGCCCCCCATCGGTGGCGATGTTGCGGAAGATGATCGACTTCGACATGGTTAGGTCTCCTAAGACGTGATGCGGGCTTTGGCAGAGAACGTGGCGACGATGACGCACATGCGCCCGCGCGAGATAACGGTGTCGTCGGTGGCCTGACCGGCAACATGAGCGGTCAGGTAGCAGTACTGCACCGTGTTTCCGAACGACGTGTCCGTGACCCGGCAGTACTCCTCAAGCTTGTTGAGCATCGAATACGCACCCTCATCGGCGAGATCTTCCGACTCCTCACCACCAGGCACGTAGCAGTAGATCGTCACCTCAAGCTGGATCAACTCATCCCGGGTGCGCTGGGTGGCCGACAGGGTGGCCGGGTTCGACTCCGACGAACCGGTCCCGACAACGATCCCGTTCTGGAAAATCTCGAACTTGCGCCGATTGCGTACCACCTCGACGTCTTCGCCCTCGAAGAGCGTTGTCGCCGCCGTGACGAACGCCGTCTTGAACGCCGGCAGCGCCGACCCGAGCTGCGCCATCAGGCGAACCCGGGCAGATCAGGTGTCGGAGCCAGCAGCGCGCGGACACGACCGAGGATTCCCGGCTTCAGATCGTCAACGTCAGGGGTGTTGTTCTCGGCCTGCTGCCCGTTCTGCCACCACAGCCGGCACAACTCGATCGTCGCCAGCCGAACATTCGCCGGGATCGTCGCATACCCCACCGTGACCACGGCCACGACGTTCTGCGTGCCCCACGCGAACGGAGTCGGGCTGGTGGTCGAACCACCGTAGATGATGCCGCTGTCGCCGTTGGCCGTGTAGTTGGTCGTGGCACTGCCGTTGACGGTGAGGGAGGTGACTGTGTTGAACCGGAACGGAAGCACCAAGGCCGAGCTGCCGCCGTCAAGTGTCACAGTGCGCGATTCCGCGAACATCGGCCCCGTTCCCTCCGGACCGTCCTCAATCCACGGTGTTGCCGCGCTGATGTAGTCCTCGAAGAACTCGTCGTTGTCGGTGGGGGCGGTGGCGGCTCGCTTCGGCCCGTAGACCGCTAGGCGCATGTCGTCAACGGTGATGAGTCCTCGTGTGATCGCCATCAGGGGGTCTCCTTGTCGTCTTCGTCACGAGCTTCCGCGTCCACCACGGCGGGTCTCGTTTCGACCTTCGGAGGCCATGTCACGCGAGGGTTGCGTACGCGTCGGCCCACAGGTGCCACCCGTTCTGAATCGTCCATTTCTTGACGTGCTCCTTCGCCGCCGCGCCCATCTCCTCGCGCATGGCTGCATCGTTGGTCAGGTCACGCAGACGCGCTTCCCACTCGTGCTCACGGTTGACGAGGAACCCTGTTACCCCGTCGATGACGAACGGCTGGTATGGGGCCTCGTTGGAGGCGATCACCGGAATGCCGAGGGCTGCGTACTCCATGGCTTTGATTGCCGACTTCGACTGGTTGAACCGCGACGAGGTGAGCGGGGCAATGCCAATGTCGAAGTCGATCGTGCGGTAGTAGTCGAACAGGTCCTGCGACCAGGGCGTCCAGCGTCCGCGGATCTTGTTCTGTGCCAGGTAGTCCTGCCCGATCGCATGGAAGTCGACGTGCGGGTTTCGGTCCAGGTACCGGCGAATCCGCGGGGCTACCATCTCCCAGTCGCGGCGGTGTGAATCACCGCCAGCCCACCCGACTGTGAGGCGGTCACGGCGGGGACGCTCAAGCTCGAGCATGGCCCCGTCAATGTGGTTCGGGAGAACGACCACGTTCGGGTTGAATATGCGCATCGCATCCGCGAGCGGCTCCGTCGAGACGGTCACCATGTGCGCAGTGCGCACAATCTGCTCGAGCTCGTCCAACAGTTCGCGGGTGTACACCTTGACGGCCCGTTCGTTGGCCGGGTCAAGGCACCACAAGTCGTCGTCCGTCTCCCACACCATGGGGCGGGTTCGCCACAGTTTCAGCCACCTTGCCCGGAATCCGGGATAACCGATGCGCTGCCCTACGAATATGACGTCCTCAGGCACTGGTGCCTGGACCGACTTGTACTCCACGTCGATGCCGTGCTTCTTCATCTCATCGAACGGCAGACGCACCCGGTAGTAACCGCAGGCGGTGCTGTCCTCGACAGAGAAAACCTTCTTCACTTGCACTCCGATGTGTGGGGCTCCCGAGTGGGGAGCCCCACACGGTGGACTAGCTAGCGGTGAGCTGCAGGAACTTCACCGCATTGGGGTCGACCGCGACAGCGCCGACACGCACGAGGGCGCGGTAGGCGATCTGGTCGTTGCCGAAGGCGAACTCCGCCGACCGCTCGAACCGGATGCCGCCAGCGATGCGCACCTTGAGAGCGGAGAAGTCACCGAAGTAGACGATCTTCGCGGTGCCCACGTCGGGTCCGGCCAGGTTCGGGTCGATGTAGGTCGACTTGCCGAGGATCAGATCCGGGTTGCCTGCCGTCAGGGCCGTCTCCCAGATGTAGCGACCCTGCGGGTCCTTCGTCTTGCGGACCCCGGCCGCGGTCGGGTCGGACATGAGCCACGCTGCCGAGCTGCGGTACTCCGGGAGCACCGAGTGGAACAGCGTGATCAGGGCGTCCGAGAACACCGAGCCGGTAGCTCCGACCGTCGCGGACGCCGCAGTGGCACCCGACACGGTGAAGCCTGCGGTGACAGCCGCCGAAGCGACCGCCGAGATCCGCTTGCCGAGCTCGCGACCTGCGGCACGGGCAAGGTACCCGTCGAGGTCGAACGTGGCGTCCTGCACCAGCTCAGTCGGCACGTACGTGATGTACCCGTACTTCGACACGGCGAGGTCCACGACCGTCATAGCAGCGTCAGCCGCGGTGATGGGCGCGTTCGCAGCAACAGTGCTCGAGGTGGCGTGAGCAGTCACGACCGGCAGCGGCAGGGTGTTGCCGTCCGACGTGTTGATGATGTCGACACCGGCCTGCAGGATCTGCGAGCCCTGCACTGCGTACTCCCAGAGCGTGCCGTAGACGCCATCCTTGCCGAGGCCGGAGCCCGCACCGTACGCCATGGCGCGGTTCTCGCGGAAGGCGGCCAGGGCACGACGCTCCGCACCCGCCACGGGGGCCAGGTCGAAGCCGTCACCGATGTTGGCCGAACGGGCCCACTCACCGAGGCCGGAACGCTCCGACTGCTGCTGCTCCTGCCCGGACGGGCGGAAGGAGTTCTCGATCTCACGAGCGCGCTGCTCGCCGGCCGAGATGGCCGTCATGCGCGCGTCGATCGCTTCGATCTCCGCGAACATCGAGTCGAACTCGGTGTTCTCCTCGACGGTGAGAGCGCGGCCCTCGGCCACGGTCTTCTGTGCGATCTTGGTGGTCTGGACCACCAGGCCCTCACGACGCTGCGCGAGGGAATCCAGAATGCTGGACATGATTTCCCCTTTCCGGGAACTCGTTGATGGAGTTGCCCGGTGGGGTCGCCCTGCCGCGCGTTACTGGTACTGCTAACCGCTCACACCGGATGGGGTCGCCTGTCCGGTGTGCGTGGTGGTCTTCACTACTTCTTGAGGGCGAGAACCTTCGCCATCGCAACAGCACCAGACATCGGTGCTGCAGCCTCCTGCTTGTCGGAACGGGTGAAGAACTTCTTCAGCTCGTTCGACTCCGCGAGAGTGCGGACCTCAGTGATGTCGGCCTCGAACTTCGTCGCGAGGGACCGAAGTGCGGCCTCCACACTGCGGAGACCGACTGAGGTGTCCTCGTACGCCGGCGTGTTGACCGGGGCGACATCGTGCAGCCGCCCTGACACCAGCGTGCGCAGAGGGAAGCCCTGATCGCTGGTGGTCCAGTCGTCCTCGAACGCGACGAACGCGAACGACGACTGCCGCACGTCGCCGCGCTGAACCAGCTCGAACACGTCCGCGCGTGCGGCGGGCAGGTCGACGTCGTACACGAGGCCGATGTCATCGACGGAGAGGCGAAGTGTGCCGCCTCCGATCGTCCCGAGGACCATGTTGTCGTCGTGGTTGTAGCGGGCGATGACTCCGGGCCATCCGTCGCCTCGGGACTTGTTGAAGAACCCGGGAGCGATGCGCTCCACGAACCCTCCGAGGTTCTGCGACATCCGGTCGAACTTGGCGGCATAGCCGCCGATGGATCGCTTGTCGTTCTGGCCGGCCCGGATTTCCACCGGCACCGACGTGAACCGACGCTCAGCGTCTGACATGGTGTGCTCCTTCTATCGTTGGGTCGGCTCAGCCTGGATAGGCGTGGGCACGTTGTAGAAATCTCCGCCAGGGACGGGTCCGCGGTCATCGAGCGCGCGCGCCTCATCGACCGACAGTCGGCCGTCTTTCAGCTTCGCTCCGACCACTTCGGTCTGCGTCTTGATGTCAGCGCGGATTCGGGCGTTCATGTTCAGCTTCATGACGATTCCCGGAGGCAGCCACCGGTTCACGGCAGTCTCGAGCCGCACAACGTAGGGGGTCGCGTTCTGGGCGCGGTTCAATGCACGCGACTCATCTGTCGTGTACGTCAGGGAACTCTCGGTGGTGCCCCCGATTTCTCGGGGGTCGATGCCGTAGATCGCCGCGATCTGGTTCGCGGACAGGTTCAACGTCTCGATGAACTGCGCATGGTTCGGCGGGATCGTCATTGCCGACAGATCCCAGTCGTTGCCGGTGACGAACGGCTCCCCCGCAGCGAACGCCCGCACCGCCCGCACTCGAGCGCTAGCGGCTGTCTCCGGGGTGATCGTCTTCTTGGTGTTCTTCAAGACGACTGGCGGGATGCCACCACCGCGCTTCACATCCGCGTACTCCTGCGCCGACAGCCCAGCCTTCACCACAGCCGCGTAGTGGGCGATTGGGGACAGGCCGAGGCGCTTACCAGGCGGGACGATCCATGGGATATGAGCGACCAGCGATGCGGGAATTCCCTGCCCGTTGATCCACCACGGGGCAGACTCGCCACCAGACCACATGCCAGCCCACTCGATCATCCACGGCAGTTGCTGTGGAGATAGGGACGTGATCTTGCCCACGGTGTTGCCGCGGGACGCTATGCCGTACACGGCCTGCCCCAGCCAGACACCGAACCCGATTTCCGCGTCGATATTGCGGACGAGCTCCGGGGTTGTGACCGTTACCCGCTTCTCACCATCGACCCGGTAGAAATCAGCCGGCAGTGTCGAGATGTAGTCGAACAGGTGGCGGAACGTGGCGAACACGGGGGCGAGGGTCGTCGCCCGGTCCTCGGTCACGGTCTTGTCCGCGCCGACCGCGAACCATTCCGATCCACCGCTACGTCGCTCAGGGATGAGGAAGCTCACTTACGACCACCTCGAGCCCGCATGAATGACGCCAACAGCAGCACAATGCCCAGAACCAGCAGCGCGGCCGGGGGCCACACCAGAAACGCGAACCCGATCAGGGCAAGCAGCCCAAGAATGTCGAGGACATCGGTAACCTTCACGACATCTCCTCAAGGTCAGTAGAACGAATCGTCAACGTCGTAGTCGGCGTCAGCGTTGTAAACCCACCAAGCGACCGTCGCGGCGCGAAGTGATGTGATGTCTGCCCTGGCAATGGCCTGCGGGAAGTAATAGAGGCTGCCCCGGTACGTCTTCTTCACCGCACCCACCACGGCCCGGTCGAGGTCATCCGAAGGGGCGTGCCACAGCTGCCCGTTGATCAGCGCCGAGGTGAACCCCACGGCGGCGTTCGCCATGTCGGACACGTTCATCCGCACAACCTCGACGCCCTCTTCCTCCAATTGGAGGATCAACGTCTCGTTCTCCGCATAGTCGTCAACCGCGACCCGTGACAGGCCGCGCTCGCCCATGATCTCGAGCACGATGTCGAAGACGAACGTCTTGCCCCAACGCTTGCCGACACCTGACTCGTACCGGGCAATGTCAACCTGCGCGCCCTTTTTGACCCCACCCGCTACGGCGAACGACACGGACTGTAGGAGACCGGAGCGAACATCCACTGCCAAGGTCGGCGCGATCAGCTTCCGCCGTTTCGCCGCCTGCTTCAGCCACACACCTGCGGGGAAGGCAGGCTCCCCACCGACAGTCGCCCAGATGCCCAGCCGCTCCCGCTTGAACCCCTCGTCCGACCCGGTCTCGGTAACGAGAGTGTCGTACTCATCCTGGATGAAGTCCTCAGAGATGCGATACCCGAGCCCCGGGTTCGCCTCATACCAAGCCTCCCGATCCAGCGGGTCCGCGTCATCCTTAGCTGACCACTCGTAGTACGCGAGCCGGTCCGACGTCTTATTGATCCCCTGCTTGCGCAGCGACTCGAGCAGATCCGATTCCGGCTTACCCGCCGACGATGTGAACCACACCTGCGGGTTGCCATCGATCGACCGTGCTGCCATCGTCGGCAGCAGCGCATCCATCTCCGCCGCCTTCAACGCATACGCCTCATCGAGGATCACTAGATCCCCGGTGAAACCACGACCCGACCCTGTGGACCTAGCTGCGTATTGCAACTGGTTCCCGTTGGTCATCGTGATCCCGGGATTGTTGCCCGTCTTGAACCCGTCAACATCACGGATGTCTTCAACCTCGCCGTCGAAGCCCTTCACGTACTCCATCAACGGCGACGTGCGCAGCCGGTTCATCAACGCGATCATCGACTTATACGCCGTCTTGAACTCATGCGCCGTGTGAATGATGACCGTCTCGTTGAACAGCAGCAGGCCAGCGAGCTCCCGCGCCTCAATCAGCGCGTTCTTACCGTTCTGCCTCGGCACCACCACGCACGTTCGAAACGCAGACCACCGACCATCGACCCGCTCCCCCAACGAACCCCTCAGGATGTGCTCCTGCCACGGGTCCAAAGTCAGCCCAGCGATCTGCGCAATGTCGATCGCATCATCCGCCGCCGTCGTATGAAACAACGGGTACGACTCAATTCGAGGAAGCTGCGAGCCTTTCCGCACGGCGGAGCTTGAGTTCGTCAAGCGCGCTCACCCCCGGCTTGGACAGACGCTCGAGACGAGCCACAAGAGAAACAAGATCCGCGTACTGCTTGGACAACGCCGCCATGCCAGTCGGCACACCCGCCTGCATCGCCGCCTTCACAATCGCCAGATTCAGGCGCGCCTCCGCGAGCTCATCAATCGGCTCCGGCTCCGAAGCGCTCGGAACAAGGCTGAGAATGTTCGACTTGATCGCATCCGACAGCGCCGACTTCGACGCCGCATTCCGCAC